GCCTCAAAATATGGGTTTATTCGAACAATAAGGGGTCGTAAATGCCGATTTGACATGTGGGAGCCATCTACCTTCGGAATGAACAAAGCCATGCAATACGAGGAGGCTAAGGCCGTTTATGGCAATAATATCCGTAGAGCCTTTACTTATAAGGCTTTAAATAGATTAATACAGGGTTCTGCAGCGGATCAAACTAAACAAGCAATGATTGATTGTTATAAGGCAGGTTATAAACCAATACTGCAAATACATGATGAGCTGTGTTTCTCCATAGATAAAGAACCAGATATTAAAAATGTAAAAGAAATTATGGAAAACGCCATAGGCGATTTTAAAGTGCCATCTAAAGTTGACGTAGCGTTAGGTAAAAGTTGGGGTGAGGCTAAAGAATGAAACGAATAGATAAAACAAAAAAATCGAATCTAACTTTTTCAGCTGTGCGCATGAAATATTTAAGAACACCTGAAGATATATGGGCAGATCTTACTAAAGAATTTGATTTTACAGTAGATTGTTGCGCTTCAGACAATAATCATTTACTGCCAAAATATTACACAATAGAAAACAGCTGCTTAGACAAGGATTGGTCTGGAGAAATTGCTTACATACACCCTTTATTTGATATGAAGATACCAAAATTTGTAGAGAAGGCTTATCATACAAAAAATTTTACAGGTGTTTTTTTACTTCCGGCTGCTACACATACAAAATACTTTCATGATTTTATATATAAAAATCCAAACTGCGAAATAAGATTTTTAAAAAAACCTGTACGTGGATTTCACTTTGGTCATGACGATGGTACAAAAGATAATCCTTTTAAATTAGGTTATATCAAACCTTTAATGATTGTTATATTTAGAAATCCTTAAATTTAGAGCGCACGAGTCTTAGGTAGAAAGTTAGTTTTTTTAAAAGCTTAACCTGCTTTTTTTAAAAGATCAGTTTTTGCATCAATAACACTTTGTTCATTGATCTTGACCTTTACATCTTTAAGTTCAATGTCGATCCACTTCATATCAGTTGTAACCCTACCCTGTGACAACGCTTGTGTTGCCCATTTGGATTCCAGTTGAAGTTTTTTCGCCACTAGTTCCTGTAGAGACATTTCTGTCAACCTCCTCAAAAGTTAAAAACAAGAAGTTGGGATCTTCGAAACCAGCTCCTGGTTTTTCTGTTACGTCTCCTGAGTCAACCTTCTTTACAAAATCCTCAAGAGCGGCTGTATCGTTCTTAGCCTCAAGCATCTCATCAACATATATATTTTTATATTTTGCTTGGACGCGATATAGCTTCATGTAATATTATATCAAATAGTGGCAAAAATGCAACACTATGTGTCTAATTTAGGTTTTTTTGGTGGCACTATTTTTTTATCTTGTGGGACCTCTACAGCTCTGCAGTCAAAACGTATTATTATTCGGCTATTTTCAACATATTCTTCATTCATGTTCTCTAATGATTTGAGATTTTTAAAAGTATCATTGGCTACACGATAGCCTGTTTCAACACATTGTGAGTGACTATTAAATTCATAACCAGTGATTTGTGAAGACGGACACTGGCCACTAAGCATACTACACATGTAAACAATTAATAAATATTTTGTCATAAAATTATCCTTGCATATCCCATGAAAATAATTATATTTAAGATATATTAAACTATAACAAAGAGGAGGCCACATGGCAACAAACGAACAAAAACCAATTGGCACAGGTGATGAACCACTTGTGTTAGTCAAAGAGGCAGATGAATTAACAATTGCCCTTGAAAATTTAAAAAAAACAATTGATTCGCTTTTAAAAAATCTTGATGCGTTGACTGATAACATTAGATTACTAAGAGAAGAAAATGAAGACTTGAAAAAAACTTTAGGTCTTCAAGAAGATGTTAGTCCTTTAAAAGATTTTGAGGAATTATTAAATGGCAAGTAAACTTACATTTAGATTTGCTAATCAATCTGAGGTATTTAATAAGTGGTGTCAACAGGTTGACAGGATTTTATCCGATCTACCTGAAAACACCATTACCGGTATGCCTACGGAATATTCTGATGAAGATTTTCAAAATTGTATGAAAAAATTACAACAAACATCTTTAAATTTTGAAGAATTTCCATTATACCCAATTAATGAAAAGATCGCTGCAGAACTCTGTCATGATCACCTCAAAGGATTAAGAGATGAATAATTTAATTTTAAAAACAATTATTTGTTTAATTATGTTTTTAATACCTGGTAAAATTTTATTAGGTATATTTGGTACAGCTTTGTATGTATTTTTTTATTAAGGAGGATAAATGAACATCAATAAATGGAAATCATGTGCGGTTGATATCAATACTTATTGTATTATTAGGGCAATGGGGCAGAAAGGTTTTAGAAGACCAGGGTCTATGATTGCTAAGATAGTTGATGATGAGATCAAAAAGATAGCTAAAAAAGAAGGCAAGAACTATCAAAAAATGAAAGAAGATTTGCTAACTCAGGGTAAGAAATTACTTAACGGGAATAGTAAGTAGACCCGCAAGTTGGATGGTTAACCTTGAACTTGGGGTTGGAAAAGGGCCGGGAGACTGGCCCTTTTTTTGTTGCATTTAAGTCACAATTTTTATAATAATTAAGAACGTATTCCTAAGCCTAAATGAAATAAGTGGGGCTTTCAAAACACTTTATTTTCACCGAACAACGAATCATAAAATTAACTTTTAATAAAAGGATATTTTGTGGGTAAAGCTGTAAAAAAAGGCAGTGAAGATGCATTAAACCAAGCTCTGGATAAACTTGTAATGGTTTGTCCTAATAAAAAAACTTATGATGAGTTAACAAGTTTAATGTTTCAGTTGTATTGTGGAAATGACTTTGGTTTAGGAAATTTTAGTCTTTCTTTCCTTGATAAGATTGAGGATCGATGGCGATCAGGGCGTAAACGTGCTGCAGAATCTAAGGGCATTAAACTGGTTGTAACTAATAGCTAGCCACGATATGTTTTTTCCATATCTTATATCTTTCCCATATCGTGGTTATGCTAATGCAAAAAAGGTCAACTAGATTACTTAAACAATCTATTGTTATTTTAGATCTCATGTCAGGTGAGGAGAAGTCTTTTTACCTAGAGAAGATGTGGGAGCTGTATATTAAATTATACGAAAAACCTAGACTTAAGAAAAAATCACGAGCCTTTGAATTAGATAAGATGAATGCTTATGACTTGTGCTCCAAACTTACTAAAATTTTTGGGCACTAAATTGAGCCTAGAAATAACAAGACCTAAAGCAAATGCTGAACAGCGATTGTTTCAGGCCATACTTGTTCAAGCGTTAGAGGATGCAATCAATACATCAAATTTTAAAAAAGAAACATATCATAAACATGATAGTCATTGTTGGTTTATAGATAATTCAGAGGACTTTCAAAGGGTCTGTTGGGGAGCTGAGATAGACCCAGATTTTGTGAGGAGTGAGTACATGAAACTAGTCGATAATGGTAAAATTATGTTTACTAAAATACAAATAAGCTGGATAAAATATAGAGATTTATACAAGCGTTATAGAAATGCGAAAAATAAAGATGAAAGAAAAAAGATCCGGTTAGAGATAATTAAAGAAAATATTAAATCTTAGTCATGGTGGTCTAATGTGTTTGATTCCTAGGGGAAAAGACCAGAGAGCAAAAAAGGGCAACCCCCTAGAAATCTTTAAGCAAAGAATGTGTAAATTAAACATGAACACAGATCAAGTATAAACGAAAACCGGACACCGGACAACTGAAAATTATACTATATAGATTATCTAGACCCACTAACACTTAAAAGCACCCCCCAGGGTCAAACAGGTGTATCTGGTGTATCTAATCGATTATTAATCAATATTATCAATGGTTTTAATCAATTTTAGTGGTGTATCTGTGGTGTATCCGTGGTGTATCTCAGATACACCATCTTGCGGGAACGCAACCAGAAGTTTTCAGGGCTATTACTTTTTGATGAAATAATCTATATAATAAAAAATCATGAATAAAAAACAATATAACATCGTAGAAATCGCCGACAGATTTGGTAAGGAAAGAGCTTTGAGAGTATTTAGACAAAGAAAATTCACTAACAGAAAAAAAAGAGAAGAGAGAAAAACAGGCCAAAAAAGTTTTGGTTTTAAAAAAGGTGGTTTAAAAAAATAATGCCTGGTGGATTAAAGAAAAAATCTGATAGGACTGAAATAGACCTAACTCCAAAACAAAAGATGTTCGTAGAGATATACGTAAAAGATTGGGGATCAATAACACAAGCTGAAGCATTAAAACGTGCGGGATACGTTTGCACAAACGAAAAAGACTACAGCTCTGTAGCTTCTAGAATGTTATCAAGAAGGCATAATCCTCACATAGCTAAATATTTTGATAAACTATTTGATAAAGAAATAAAAAAATATGAGAGTGACAACTTAAGAAGATTTAAAAGATTAGAAAGAATTTCTGACAAAGCCGAAAAGGATAAACAATATGCTGCTGCCATTAATGCTGAATATAGATCAGGTCAGTTAGCTGGTGCGTATGTTGATAGAAAAGAGGTAAGAGTCAGTGGTTTGGAGGGTATGTCACGTGAGCAACTTGAAAAAAAGTTACAAGAACTATCGGACAAAATCGATGGGCACAATGCCAAAACGATCGAGGTTGAGTCAGAAGACGTTGCAGCAATTGAAAAAAGCTAAATGGTCTGATTGGTTAAATGTTTTTAATCAGGTGCATAACTCAAAAATTGTTACAAAAATTGGTAAAATAAAGGTCGAGATTGATGAATAGAAAAAAAATTTCAATTCCTAAAAAAGTAAAAACAGAGATAGATAAGTATCCTATGGTTTCTGTAGAATGGTTTGATATCGTTAGCGATAGTGGTTGGAATAGTTTTTCTGACGTTAAAAAAGCTAAATTAGCAACTTGTATTACAAAAGGCCATTTGTTATCTCAAGCTAAAGGGGTGACTAGAATATTTGGTGATTACTCATATAACGATAGTAAAACTGAGATTGAAACAATTGGTAACACAACTTTAATACCTAATTCAGTAATTAAAGAAATTAAAAAACTGACTTAATGACAACTAATAAAAATGGAGAATCTAGGCTTTGGCAAAAGGTAAAAAAAGGACTGACTGATTGCTTTTTAACCCGCATAGAATCTAGCACAATTAATGGTATTCCTGATATCCATGCCGTAGTATCTTGTAATGTTTTTTGGATTGAATTAAAGTCAGATTCATTAAGTTTTCCGAAGCTTAATAAGTGGCAAGTAGTTTGGATCAACCGATATATTATGTCAGGCGGGAAAGTAATTATCTTCAAAGAGACCCCCTTGCAGAGGTCGCTTAAACTCTACAGACCGGTGTCCGTGTTTACTGATCCTCGTTCACTGGTGCCGTTTGCCTCGTTCTCGTTCCCTTTAGACTGGCCCCTGGTGCAGCGAAGGATGGTAACGGAGCTGGTTCAGCCTCCTGAAGCAGCGTGATCCTCGTTCTCGGACCCTGGCCACCGACCTTTTTACCTCTTAGTTAGTCGGTGGCCTGGGACCGGGATCCTGAAGGTCTCGTTTCTCGTTCTCGTTTCCCATAAGCCTCGTTCTCGGACAACGTACTGGCCAGGGATCTGGCGCAGCAGCTGTTCGCTGGGATCGCCAGCTCCGTTTTTCTTTGACAAGGAGTATGTTATTTCGTAAGTTTATGTATGGCTGTAGACTTTGAAGCACTAGACCTCGTTCGTAGTGAGAATAAATCTCGCTCGTACCATACTAAAGTTATCAAGCTGGAGCAGCAGGTTAAAGATCTGGCCATCCTGGCAGGTCAGGCAATTGATGATGTGAAGTTGCTAGAGAAACCACACTTTATGGATCACACAGGTAAGGCAGCCCTTCTAGAAGAAAGATTGAAAAAAATTCAAAACAGCTCTTGAC